GGCATGTTGTCCGCGATCAGCGAATATCCATGACGCAGGCAATACTCGAACTTATTGGCAACGGTAAGCGTTGCCATCTCGCCGATGTTGGCTGACACGCTAGTGAGCAGGGCCACGCTCATGTGATCCGCACGGTTGTCCGTGCCTCCGTGCCGTACGTTTTCTCGACAATCACCCGCCCGATCTGCGAATCATCCACCCAGGCCACGCCGTTCAAAGCGTCTTCCAGCCCCTTCAGCACGTTCGAGCAGTCGGGCCGTGGCAGCTTCGGGGCATCGTCTCGCAGCCCGCTCTTGCGGAAGTGGCTCTTCGGCCGGGTCCACACGAGATCAACGATCAGCGTGATTGGCGCGGAGTCGGTCGGGGTTGCCCCGGCTTCGATCGCTGCGGCTGCAATCGCTGCCCGGTAGGCGTGGATCGGGTGGGCCGATGGCGTGTAGGCGTGCCCGTGCTTGCCTCTGACGGTTATGCGAGCCCGTGGCTGCGGCACCGGATCGCCTGGCACGCTGAACGTGATGGCGTTCACGATGCCCTCGCCGCCAGGTACAGGCCGACGTTCGCAAACGCATACCCAAGGTACGCCAGACCCAGCCCCGCTTTGCCATGCAGGGCCAGGTCTGCCGCTACCACAAGATAAATCACGCCAGTGATTGCAATGAGCGCCGGAGACATGCACGCAGCATCGCTACGGCGTCAAGCGTGACGGCCTCCGCTGGGCTGGCAGATCCCGGCCCGCCACTTCGACACCTTCGACGTGGTCGAGCAGTCAGGCTCGGCACGCCTCTGTGCGAAGTGCTTCGCCCGGCACTCTGCCGCACGCTGTGCAATCTCGTCGGGAGTCGGGTCCGCCACATCGCGTCTGTAGTCACGCCGCCGTGGCGGCAGCTTGTGCCGAGTCACGAGCCGCGTGAGATGCGTGGCGCTGATCCCGAGCCTGCTGGACACCTGCACGCGAGTCAGCGTGTGGTCGTTCCACAATTGGTACAGCGTGGGCAGGTCGATGTTCTTGCAAACTCCCATGGCGTTACTCCGCTGCCATAGGCATGACAACGCCCGTACTGCAATCCGTCCGCAGGATCACAGCCGACTGCCCGTCCTTAGCCTGGACGCTCACCGTTGGCTCGCCGTCCGCCGGCAGCCCTTCGAGCCACTGCCGCACGTAGCGCGGGTCCAGCTTCACCGTGCAGGCCGTGCCAGCCTCCACGAGGTCGCACGTCACGCTGGACTCGCCGGCCTCGCTCGACTTCCCGTGGAGCCACAGGCCCTGCTCGGAGAAGGCGAAGTCGATGCCCCGGCTGGCCTCAGTGGTCACAATCGCCGCCGCCTTCACCGCCGCCAGCAGCTGCTCGGCGAGCACGGTGGTGGGCTCGCAGTCGAGATCCGGCACCACGTCGCGCCACCGGGGGAAGCGTCCCTCGATCAGCCGTGCCGTCACAGTCGCCGTGCCCACGGTGGCCACGATCTCCTTGCCCGTCGCCTCGAGCTGGATCGACCCATCGGAGTCGGCCAAGGCCAACCGAGACAGGATCGCCATCACCCGGCTCGGCACGAGCGTCTGGGAGTCATCAACCGCCAGGTCGTGCTCGCACTCCACGAGCGAGAGTCGCCGGCCGTCCGTTGCCACGAAAGACACCGTCTCGCCCTTCACCTCGATAAGCACGGCCCCGAGGGCGAACCTGCTGGAGTCATCGTCGGTGGCGAAGTTCACGCCACGCACGGCGCGGCAGAACTGATCGGCAGGCAGCCGTGTCACGGGCTTCGCGTCGGTCGGTTCCCACAGCGGGTATTCGCTGGCGTTCTCCGTTGGCAGCGTCCACGTGCCCGAGCCCGCCCGCACCACGCAGCTCGTCTCGCCCGGCTCCAGCGTCACCGTCTCGCCAGTAGCGGCCCCGAGGATCTGCGAAAGCCTGCCGTGTGGCAGAAGGATCGCATCCCCGTGGTAGCCGAGAGCCACGTCGATCCGCACTTCGCCATCCGATCCAGTGAGCAGGCCGTCGCCCAGACGCACGGCCTGGTAGATCGGCTTCGGGCTGCGCGTCGGCACAGCCGGTGAGACTGCGGCCAGCGCCGCCTTTAGGTCAGCGGACGCCAGTTCAATCCCGGTTCTCTTCTTCGTTGCGGTTCCCATAAGAATCCCTTCTTTTGAGTGAACAACCAACCAAAATCCCGGTGCCGAACGTCAGCAGCAGGACAATCTCTCCAAGGCTCAACATCACGAAGTCGCGGACTGTCATCGTGTGGCCTCCGCTCGCTCGAGATGCAGCGCCTGGCGTTCCAAGCGATTCGCCATGTCCTCAAGCGCGTCGGCAGACTGCTCGTGCAGGATGCGGCTGTCATCGTCGATGTGGTCTGCCCATGCGTGTATGCGAAGCATCTGGATCAAGGTTCTGATCGGTGGAGTTGGGTACGGGTTTTCGCTCATGCGTCCACCTCCTGCAGCGGGCGAAGCGTGCGAGACTGACGCTCGTTCCAGACCACGTAGCCCTTGCTGCGAAGCGGGCGAAGGTGGCACATGGCACCTTCGGTTGAGGCAAAGCCAAAGGCCAGGCACAGCTCGCGGATTGTGGGGCTGAATCCGTGGCTGGCGATGTAGTTCACGATCCAGCGGTAGATCTCGCGCTGGCGATCGGTGAGCGGACGTATTGGGGTCGTCGTGGTCATGTGATCTCCTTAAACGCAACCTGCTCAATGCCGCCGTCATCCGTAACGCGGCCGAATTGCTCCGTTTCTCCGAGCAGTCTTTTGCGTGCGTACTTCAAAACCCTGATGGCAGAGACTGCCTCCATGCGGTTGCATTTCTCCAGCACTCTTTCCTGGACATGCTCAAAGTCTGCCGGCAGTGACATGTCGATCAGCGCGGCAAAGTCGTTTGCTAGATGCTCTGATTCGTTGCTGTCGATCTGCAGGTCGAGCTTCTCGCCGCGATCAACTTGCCTAGCCGTCGCGTTTTTTCGTGCCTGACGGAGATCCCGGTAGCACTCCAGCACCCACTTCAACTGCGGCCACGGGTTGTCGTGCGTTCGCTTTGCGTTTCGTATCGCGTCGTACAGCACGTCTTGGTCGAGCGAAGACAGGTCTTCGTGCCACAGACGCTTTTCCTCGTCCGTGAACTGCACTGTTGGCCACAGCTGGTTGATGGCCGTTTTGTTCTCTTCCCATGTCCTCATAGGTTCCCTCCTACTGGCTGTTTCTTTCGCCTTACATCCTGCTTTGGGTTGTCAAACTCGCCGGCCAAGATGCGGTCGACGTAGTCGAAGAACCTGGTGACCGCCAACGGGCTGTCAAACCAATGGCAGCCAGGGAGACGCTGAAGGGCCTCGTCTGCCTTCGCCATCCAGCTGCCGTCACAGGCTCTCTCAACCCAGCCGGCCGGCGCAATAAGCGGGGTCCACTTCGCAGCCTTCTCGGTGCGGTTCCATCGTTCGGCAAAACGCTCCCACTCGACCGCTGCCCAGCCTGGCTGGCGAAACTCGCTTTCGGCCTGTGTGTGTGTTTTGTCTTGTCTTACGGGAAGGCTAGGGGAAGGATTAGGGGCGATCGTTTTGCGATCCGTTTGCGATCCGTTTGCGATACCTTCTGCGATCGTTTTGCGATCCGTTTGCGATCCCCACCTAGCGTCATTGCCCTTTTTCCCGGCCTCTGACTTCTTTTGCTTGTGGGCCTCGACGGCCTGCCGCTCGAGCTCAAGCCTCGGGTGGGTCAGCCGGACATCCGTTTGCGATCCGTTTGCGATCGCAGTGCGATCGCACTGCGATCTGTCTGCGATCTGCACCAAGCGTGACCGGATGGCTGCCCAGTCGCCAGGCTCCAGCCCGCCAGCAATCCGGCCGCATGCCCCCTCGTCATCTGGTATGCCGCCACGCGTCCACGCATAGCAGAGGAGTCGCATGTATGCCCCGAAGCAAGCCGGCGTCATATCGACGCAGGACGCAATCAGGTCATCGCAGAACAACGGAAGGACGTGGTGACTGTCAGGCTTGCGTGCCATGGTTCTCCTCGCTCTCTAGGTTGCGAGCCCTGGCAACATCAGCCATGCGATCAAGCAGGACAGCTGCCGCACTTACTGACACCTCTCTGTTTTTCAAGGCGTGCTTGATTTGGCGCACCTTCGCCAGCCGTGGATCGCGGCCACTCTCGGACTCTGCAAGCCGCCAAAATTGCTCCCACGCTTCCTTTGGGGTTTTGTCCTCAAGGTAGTAGCCCCACTTTGTCAGCAGCCACATCTCGTGCGCGGCCTTCGTGGAAGCGAAGTCCTCACTAAATGCAACCACGACGGCCTTGCCCATCGCCCTCGCGTATCCGATCTCAAGGATCGTGCCGTAGCAGTCCGGCCCGTCGATCCAGGCGAACACAAGGTCGGCCGCCTCTATCGCCGACTGAACGGCTTGCGAAACCTCAGTGCGCGCCGCATGTATATCTGAGTGCTCAGGCAAGCGGGCGAACTGATAAAACTCCTCGACGGAGTTGTCTGCTAAGAAGTATCCGTGCGGGTGTTCTGACTTGCTGGAGCTGCCGTGTCCTCCATTCAATCCCTTAGTGTCCTTCCACCACGGCCCCGTGTAATGCAGATTAACCCCGCACGCTGCGCAAGCGTTTGGAACGATCGCCCATCGGAGGCACTCGTCGTAGTCAATAAAAGCTTGGCAGTACGCTGCATCACGGTGATTCTCCTCGGACCACCCAGAAACAATTTCATCCCGCCAAGTCGTGCCAGTAATTTTTCCGGCAAGATAAAAAGACTTAACGATTTCGCCGCGCCAAGGCAGAACAATCGGGCGCTCATCAGCTGGGTCGTAGTCTGATTTGGCGTGTATGAATTCGTGGCACTGCTTGCAACAGTCCTGCAAGTCTTCAAGACGCTCGGCGTACTTCCGTTCGTACGTCAGATGGTGGACGTGATCGCTTGGATTTACTAAGCATCGCTCGCAAATGCCGCCGCTCCTGGCCTTAACGGCCTCCTTCAGTACAGACCACTCACGGCTGCACAGATAGGCTGAATACTTACGCTTGCCTTCCGGCATGTCTTGCCAACGCATCACGACGCCCTCCATTCCCGTTCCCCGCGCCCGCTGGCGCTGGTGACGATCTTGCCCGTCTCCGCAATCCGCCCGCACTTGGCGAGCTCGTGGATCCGCTTGTTGACCTGGTGGGCGAGCAGCCCACACCGTGCCGCGATGCCACTGGCTCCGGCCGGGCCTTGGCTCAGCGCCTCGAGGATCGCGGCATGGTGCTCGCCTCGGAACGTCTTCGCGTCAGCGGCTGCGGCCTTGCTCGTCACCGGGTCGGTGCGTCGAAACAGCGGCAGCGTGTCGAGCGATTCGGCGAAGTAGTCGGACACCGTTCACCTCCGTGTGTATTGGCCGCGTCTCGTGCGGCACCCGGCCAGCCTCGGCCGTAGGAAGCGGCTCTGCGTGGCATCCGGCGTTGATCCCCACTGGGCCGGCGGTAGGGGCGAATGCGGCCGTGATTGGCAGCCGCTGTGGCAATCGCGTGCCGGCTGTGATTCACCATTCCCCGCCGTAGCGGGCTTTCATTGCGTTGCTGTACTCGTCATCCATGCCGAGCTCGTAGGCACGACGAGCGTGCTGATAGCCAGGCTTGATCACCAGCTCGGGCTTGGGCGGCGTCTTCGGCTCGAGCACCTTCCCAAGGTCCGTTTCCATGTTCGCCCGCTCTGATGCGATCTCTGCGGCCAGTTCGTCCAGCCGCTTCCACTCGCGGCGCTGGGCCTGCATGCGGTCCTCGTCTGGCTCAATCTCGTGGCTCATGCGCGGGCCTCCGCTTCGATTTCCTGTGCGTCGAAGTGCTCGCTGCCGTTGTCCTCGTAGGCATCGCCGCGCGGCGTCAGAAGCTCCATTCGCGTGTCGATGAGCTCGACCAACTCGCTGGCCTGCGTCGGCGTGTAGAAGCCAGCGTCTAGCCGCTCGCTGACGGTTGCGTGAATCTGCCGCAGACGGTCCACGGCCTTCGCTGCGGCGATCGCCCGCCGGGCCTTGGTCATGTCCTCGGGCTTCGCCTGCTCGGCGGGCTTCGCATACACAGCCTCGGGCTGCGTGGCAGGCGTCGGCTCTGGCGTCGGGTAGTCCTGGGCTTCCTCTGCCGTGATGAGCCCACGCAGAGCGTCTGCGAAGGCGTTTCGCAGAGCGAAGCCACGTGCCCTCAGGGCACACATACGGGCCGGGTACGAGGCCCACGGGCCAGACTTGCCAGCCAGGCCGGCCCGCTTGGCGTCTGCCATCGAGAACCGCACCACGGTGGGCTGCGGGTAGCCTCGACGCTTCGCCTCACAGACGGCCACCAGGGCTTCGCCTTCGCCCTCGGTGAACTCCCGGACGTACTCGCAGACCGGGCTCGACTGCACCAGGGCCAGGGCCGCGTCGCCCCAGATCGTCGGCCTGCCGTTGATCACGGCAATGCTCTGGAGCGACTGCATCGGGGAGAGCCCGACTTCGCTGCCGTGCTGGATGGCGAGCATGCAGGATTCGGGCTTGCCCCTGAAGTCCTTCGGGGCGAACTCCGACGAGGCCACCATCTTGCTGAACCGAAATGCGTCCTCGAACGAGGCGAGAGCCAACCCTCTCGCTGGTGCCGTGTTTGTGCTGATTTCCGTGGTCATGTCGCGTCCCTTTCTGCGATGTGAAATGCCAGCCTCAGCGTCCTGCGTTGGCTGGTTGGTCCCTTCCTGGGCAATCCCGGTTCCACCGGGCTCCGTGTTCGCTAGTGCGTGATGTCCTCCGGGTTCACCACGATCCACGCGCCGCTGCACTCGACGGCCAGGCGGCCGGGCTCGGCGGTGAGGACGTAGCCGCTCCAGCGTTTGCCGCACGTGCAGCCGCTAATGAAGTCGCCAACTGCGGGGAGGTTGGCCGGTCGGCCGTACGTTTCTTGCATGCCGGCTACTGCACCGGCGTATTCGCGTTCGTGGGCGTCATTCATGGCGAATCCTTTCGTGTGGGTGGCGTACTGTAAGGACGTACAGTCAAGCGTCAAGGGGGCAGACCAACAAAATGAGGGGAGTCGAAACTTCGTACAGTAGTTAGCGTCGGCGTTAGATCGTGGCAACATAGCGGCGGCGTTAGAACTGTCAACTAAAAAAACGGGCGAGCGTGCCGAGAACGAAGTCGATCGAGTGAGCGATCGTCTGGGCCAACTCGCTCGATGTGCCGAGCTCTTGGCCGACGCGGATCAAAAGCAGGGATTTCATGGCGGCATTCCACTGGCGTTTCATGGCGTGGCCCTCCTTGGCTGTAGAGTCCGTTGTGCGATTGCCACCCGTTTCGCTGCTGTCGGCTGGCCGGGTGGCCCCACCTTTGTGTTTTCTCAGGCCCGCTCGCAGCGGAGGCTGGCGGCCTCGGCAGCCTTGGCCGTGGCGTAGCCCTTCCGGTTGTTCGCCGGAAGATTAAAGCCAGGGCGGCCCATGGCGATGAAGTAGCGAGTCTCGCCGCGAACCTCGATGGCCACCACGCGGTCGTTGCTGATCAGGGCGTTCATTGTTTCGTCTCCCGGTTTGCGTTGCGTCAGGTCTCATGTGCCCGACGCCCGTATTCTAGCGTCGGCGTTAGAACATACAAGGGGTGAGAAAAAGATTTTTTTCTGGGCTGTTTTCCCGCAGGAAACGCTAGTTGGCCTTGAAGCCGCCAGCCTTCCGGCCGGTCTTTTGCGTCGAGCCTGCCCGCTTCTTAACCTCGACCTCGTCAAAGACGCGGGCGGTCGGTGCGGCTAGCCAGGAGTGAAGGCCACCTTTTTTCGGCCCAGCGATCGCCAGTTGACGCATGCGACCCATGGTCACGCCAAGGATCTTCGCCGCCTCGGCGGTGGAGATCAGCTTCTTGCCTTCGGGTAGTGCCACAACCATGCCCCAATACTAACGCCGGAAATAGCGGCGTCAAATCCGCCGCTTGCCCCGGTCAGCCGACCCACCGTAGGATCGACCGCCGGGGCAATGTTCGAGTGGAGGCGGCGGGAGTTGTACTTATGTACACTACTGGGCAAGAAAGGGACCGACCATGAATCTACTCACGTTTTCAGACCTTATCGAGCGGTATGCCACGCTTCGCAATCTCGACGCCAAAACTGTGTCGCTGTACAGGGGACTGAACGACAGGCTGGCCAGGTTCCTGGGCAGGGAGCCGACGATCGCAGACCTCGATGACTTGGTGATTTCACGCTACCTGCGGTGGCGGGCGGACACTGTCGGCTGGAAAGGCAAGAAACCCAGCGCGGCCAGTGTCCAGAAAGACAAGGTGATGATTCAGGCAGCCTGGAACCTAGCCGCCAGGAAAAAATGGGTGAACGAGTTTCCCGAACTTCCCCGCATCAAGGTGCCGGTGCGTCTGCCCACGGGCCGGGCCTACACAACAGAGGACGTGGCGAAGCTTGTCGTGCGGGGCAAATGCCGCAAAGGCAAGACGGGCGGCAAGCCTTCGGCCTGGTGGTGGCCGACAGTGCTCTATGCCGCGTACTGCACCGGCGAGCGGTTTACGGCCCTCACGTCACTGCGGTGGGGCCAAGTGGATCTCGACCGCCGCAAGCTCGTATTCCTGGGCGAGACGCGCAAGGGACGCACGCGGGACATTGAGCGAGACATAACGCCAGAGCTCGCCGCCATGCTGGCGACCCAGAAAGGGCAGCCAGACGATCTTGTGTGGCCTTGGGACCGCAAGAGCCGAGCCCAATGGAACAGCCTGAAACTCCTCTGTAGGCTCGCTGGCGTGCGATACAGGGGCTTCCACGGGTTCCGGCGCACTGCGGCGTCATACGCAGCCCTAGCCGGCGGACGGGCCGCAGCAACGCAGCTGCTCGATCACGCCGACCCTGCAATGCAAGAGGTGTACGTCGATCCGGCGATCTGCCCGCAGGAGCGAACGGTGCTCCCGCCGCTGGACCTAAGCGACCGGCCTCCTGCTGCCTGAACCGGGCAAGCGGGGAGGCGACGCGGGGGAAAGGGAGAAAACCCTGCGCCGCCTCGACCCGCCGCCCGGCTCATGAATCAACGCGCCGCGCCCGCTCCACGGCCAGATCGCCCTTCGTGCGGCTCAGCTCCGCGAGCAGCCGCATGACGTGGGCAGCCAGCGTTCCGGCCGTGCCCGTGTACGCCCCGCTGAACCGGCGGGCGTCGAACTCGCACTGTTGCAGGTAGGCGTCAGTCAGCTTTTCCAATGTGCTCCTCCCGATAGAGCAGCAGGGCCAGGAGAGCGTAAGACGCCAGGTCCATGAGATTGTCTTCCACGCCTTCGTGCTCGAGGCGGCCTGTGCGATTGAACGTGGCCAGCCGCGTCACCTTGTCCGACAGCCTGACCATGGCCCCCTTCCACGGCTCGATGCCAACGAACAGGGCACCGTTCCGAATGTTCGCCAACGGGTCGTGCTCGCTCCCGTAGTCTCGGCTTTTGCTGGAGTGCAGAGCCTTCATGCGGTCGAGCAGATCGAAGTACGCCTGGCTGGTGGGGTGCACCAGATCGCCAGGCTTTCCGCTCGCCACCGCAGCAACGCGGTCGGCAACTGTTTTGCGTAGTTCGGCGTTTGCCGATGCAAATGTCGTGGTCATCGTGTCCCTTTCTGAAGTCGTGAAACGTGCATGGCCGTTAGCCCTCCCTCTGGGCTGTAGATGAATGTTTCGCATGCCTGTCTACTGCCAATGAATCCGTTCATGCTGTGCCAGTCATCCGGCGGGCAGAGTGCCGGGGCCGTCCGCACGATCACGCCGTCGAGCGTTTCGATCGGGCGCTGCCACTCGGCGGCCTGAGAGTGGAAGTGCCCCGTGTGCCACTCCCGATACGGGCACTGGCTCCAATCGGCGGCAGCCTCCAGAGCCATGATCTGCGGCAGCTTCCGCTTTGCCCTGTGCCCGTGGACGAAGCCGAGCAGGTTGCGGCCGTGCGTCACGTACTGCCTGCCCGTGTATCGCCCGTCGATCCGCACGCGGCGGTCGTTCCTAAAACGCTCCTGCATGATCCGCTGAAACGCCCACGTCAGCGTCTCGTCGTGGTTGCCGTTCACGATCGTCACGTCGGTGGGCACCGTGGCTGCCGATCGCTCAATGGCACCGAGCAGCGAATCGCATCCCACGGCGATCATCTTCTGTAGCCGGCCGTCGCGCTCTAGCGGCGTGCCGCTGGTTGTCGTGCCCGCAGGCGTGTCGTAGTGGAAGAGATCCCCGAGCAGGGCAATGGTGCGGCGCACGGGCTTGTACGTGTCGCCAATCGCCAGGAGTTCTTCAGTCGCTTCGCCGACGAGCCGCTCGGCGATCGTCAGGTCGTAGTCATCGCCGCCCGTGGTTTCCCGCCATGCGTATTTGGCGAAGTGCGTGTCGGCCACGATCAGCACTTGCCAGAGCCCGTCTCGCTTCGGGGCTTTGGCAGCCTTGGTCAAGGGCTTCCGCAGGGGCTTACTCGCAGCCTGGATCATCGCCTCAACGCACTCGCGTGTGCTCGGCCCGGCCTTGGGCTTCAGCCGCACGAAGACACGGTGCAGTTCCAGCGTCGAGCCCTCGCCGTCGCCCGTCTCCCACTTCGTCGCCTCGCTCGCAGCGATCTCGAAACGCTGCATGTCCGCTTCGATGTGCCGTAGCAGATCCTCGACGGTCTTAATCCGCCGGCTCGTGGAGCGGGCCTCGAGCACGTCGCCGGCCTGCGTCTGCGTCACCTGTTCGGCGTCAGCAGCGGGCTTTGGCGGCGGCAACTTCGCAGCAACGGCAGCCGCTACGCTTTTTTGTTTAGCCAACTCAGCACCGCCTGTTCGCCGGGTTTCGTGTGCCCACGCTCCGCCACCACTTCGGCAATCGCCACGGCCAGCGCCCGCTTCTGGCTCGCAATCCCACCAGCATGGAACCGCTCGCGGATCGCGGCGAGCTCGGCCTGGAGATCGTCAGGCAAACGCTCGTGCCACGGCATGAAGCCGGGCCGCTTCGCCTTCACGCGGGCGAGCACGTCATCGAGCAGGCTTGCGGGCTTTGCCTTTGGCACGGCCGACTCCCTTCGCAGGCTTGGCGGCATCGCGCCGCAGGACCATGTTGCCGTCATCGTCCAGGATGCCGAGGCCGGATGGCTCCTCGTCCTCGAAGTCGAGCTCGGCGAGATTAGGCCGGGCGGCCTTCGGCTGCGGCTGCTTCGGCTTCTTTGGCACGACGGGCCTCCGCTTTGCGGGCGTTGGCAATCGCCCGTCTCACGAGCAACCTAGCGGCCACGTCAAGGAACGGCAGGCCGCGCTCCTCGGCAGCCTCGCGCAGAAAGCCCATGATCTCGGCCATGCCTTCGGGAGACTCGCACCAATCGCAGCCCTTGGCGTCCATGTAGCTGGCGCGGGAAGTGCATTTGCAGTCGGGCGTGGCGGATACGCCGAAGCGGCTGAGAATGGCGTGAAGCTCCGCCCCAGGCCCGAAAGCCCGAATTGGGAAAGCAGAGCAGTTCGCCTTTGCGCCCGGCGTCGGCGACACCAAGCCGCAACGCGGGCATGCGGACTGAGGGTTTTTGAAATCGCAAAGGATCACGCTTTCATCACCCAGAGATAGCTATGGTCACGTTCCCAAGTCCGACAATAGTGTTGTAAGGATTGAAAGGCCCCCACTGCGCCCAAATCCCAAATGTTTTGCTTATGGAAATATCGCTGGCACCCACCGCAGGCCAAGTCGAGCCCGCCGGCTTGGATAGATTTATTTCTATTACCGGGAAATCTCCGAAATTAAAAAAGCATCCGGCTGGCCCTCCAGCATTACCTCGACCAAGCCCTGCAAGAACTGCTGAAGACGGCCGCGCCGAAAAGCCTATAGTAAGGCCGCCGCCGACGTATCCGTAGTTTGTGCTGCACGGCCCGGCAATTCCGCCAAAAAGCAACGCACCAGGCGGCTTAGTGAGCACATAGGTGCCGTTGTACGACTCGATGTAATCAACAAACTGGCAGGCTTGGGAGGGCGGGCCATCTGCGGTCCAAGTGCTTGTCGCGCTGATAGCAACCGAAAAAGAGTCGCGGGTTTTTGGGGTGCAAGGATCTTCACAACAACACGCCATCTTTACACCTTGAACCGCAGGTACGTGGCCGTAAACGTGGACTGCACGAATACGCTGGTGGCGGTGCCAGTCACGAAAATCGTAGACGCCGTGACAAGCGTCTTGCCGATTGAGATCGTACAGTTGGAAGTGTTGAGCGTGGCCGACAGCGTCACGTCAGTCACGCGGCTCGTGGATTGCGTGGACGAAACGACGATGCCTGTGGTGGTTGAGCCGACAAAAACCGCCGTCGCAGTCTCGAAGGGCACGTCGATCAGATACCACGCCGTGCCGTCCTTGGCGATTGCGCAGTCGGTGGTCGCGCCTGTCGCAGCAGAGAACGGGAAGAACAGATTCACCGCCGCCACGGTATTCGGCGTGGCCGTCTGATTCTTGAACGTCACCGTTTTCGTGTCGTTGATCGACCACGCGCCGGTGAAGGTGCAGACGCGGAAGGTCTTGGGATTCCCACCCACGCCACGGTTGCCAAACGTCAACGGCCCAGCGTCCCGGTCGCCGCCCTCAACGGCTCGCACCACCTTGGCGATCCGCTCGGCGGCTGGCTTCGTGAATGTGACGCGCTCTGTGCGGGCTGGCTTGCCGTCTGGCTTCTGGGCCATGGTCAATCCTCGAGCACGGTAAGCACCAGGCGGGAGCCACCTACGGCAGCTTTTGCGGCGTAGTTGCCAGCCGCCAGCCGAAGGATCGCAGCCTCACCGGCACGCAGGCGGACAGTCTCGTGCAGGTCCGTGCCGTCGAACCGGCCGAAGCTCACGGTGTGCGTAGTCTCCGTGGCGAGCGAGCGGGCGAAGCACAGGCCGAGGCTGCCCATAGTGGCCGTGCTGATCTGCGTGACGGCCGTGCCGAGGTTCAGCGTAACGGCCAGCATGCCAGCCGTGGCGATGTCGGCAGTGATACCAGACGCTGCGAACTGCTGCGAGAGAGCGCCTTTCTGCACTTGGGCGTTGATCGTGTAGTTGATGTCTGGCATGGGGCGGGCTCCTTAGAACGGCGGGGTGCCGAAGTACGTAGCAAAGTCCGACTCTCTGTGTACGCGACGGTTCAGGATGATCGGCGGGTTGGATTCGCCTGGCGAAGAAACGACGAGCCCACCGGTTTCATTGAGCGGCATGGGATTGCTTGATGCGATCTGCTCTCGCGTTCCACCTGCGCCGGGGTCAGACCACACCCAGGCGCGCCGCTTCTCTCCGCCCTCGATGTAGTTCCACCCAACGTTGGGCAGCAAAAGATTCCAGCCGCTCTGCCGGTAAATGAGTTCGGCGGTAACGCTCCAGTATTTGATCTCGGCACCATTGACGACTTCGACCTGCTGCTGGCCGCTGATGCCTGCGCACTTCCATGTGTGTATCGCGCCGCCAAGAAATGACGAGCCGTTCACCGTGTTGGTGACAGCTGCCGCGTCTCCGAGCGGGAAGGCAGCGCGGTTGCCGCTAATGCTGGCTCGCAGCTCTGCCTCCTCGGTCATCGCCCCCTCAAAGAAATCGCCGGCAGAGTTGGTCAGTGACCGTCGCGTGTTGTTGCCGCTGCCGTGGTAGTAGACGAGAGCCGGGACTGCAGCGCCGCCCGTGCTGAAACTCCACACGTCTTTGCGAGCGAGCGGATTTGGCTGATTGTCTTGGCTGCCAACCTGCGGCACTTCGTAGCGGTACGTGATCTCCGCGTGCTGCCGATCGGGCTCCGTGACGCTGCCCTCCGTGCAGAGCAGGTAGAAAAACTCTGGGTGGGATGCACCGTGCTTGATGCCTACAGCGTCAAGAAGCTCCTGGTGCCCGACAGGCTGCGTGACCGTCACGACGAACTTGCGTTCTGCCGTGGGGCTCTCGCCAAACTTGTGCGAGAACGTGCGGGGCAGGACTTCGCGGAAGTTGATGATTGCCACGCTACGCCCCCACGATTTCTACAGTGCCGCCAACCTTGGCGATCTCACGCCGGATCTCATCGAGCTTGGACAACTGCTTGCGGTATTCCTCAATCGCCGGGTCTTGCTGGCCAGTGGCGAGCCGAAGGAACTGGGACGCGCCTTCGCTCGTCCGCAGGTCTGACGCCTGCACAGTGGTCGGCCCTGTTCTCGCAAGGTTGGCAAGCCGCTCGCGCTCGATCTCGGCAGACTGCTCGGCGTACCGCTCGTTTAGCTGGGCGATCTCTTGGGCTGTGGCCAGGGCATCCTCGAAGCCTGAGCGGATCGCGTCGGCCGCCTGCTCAAACGTCTCCGGGTCGATGGCACCGGAAAGCAGGTCTTGCTCAAGTTGGGCCAGCTGCTCTTGGGCGGCGCTGAAGGCCTCGGGGGCGATTTGGAAATTGTCGAACGAAAATGTCTCGTCGAGATCAGCACGAACGTCGGCAATGGCGTTCTGTGCATCCTGCGTTGAAAACCCGAGTTCCACGGTCTGCTGGGCGGCAGCCTGGGCTTGATCAAGAATCGCCAGCCTGCGGGTGGCTGACGCCTCGGCCTGGGCATCGCCAGCGGCTCGGGCTTCGACAATCGCAGTTTCCGTTTCGTCGATCTGCCGCGTGATGGCCAGCAGCGTTTCCTGCGCCCTGGCACGATCGTCCTGGGCACCGATGCCCTGCGACGCGATGAAAGAATCAGCCAGCCGGCGATCGGCGTCGATCTGTGCGTCGGCAGCACGCTGGGCGGCTTCGATCTTCTGGTCGGCCGCCTTCTGTGCCGCTTCGGCCGACTTCCGCTGTGCGTCCGCTTCACTCTCAAGCGTTTCGATCTTGGCCTCGAAGGCTGCCTTCTCCTGCTCGGCTGCCTTCTTCGCCTCGTCGGCGGTCAGCGTGTTGTCAGCCTGCAGCTGGGCGATCTGCTCCAGGCCGGTCTGGTATGCCAGCGCGGCCTCGAAGCCGGCCTGCCCAAACTCTGATGCAGCGATTGCCGCCTGGCCGATAGCGTCGGAAAACTGCGTGGCCGCAAGCAGGGGCTGCGTCACGTCTAGCTCGGCCGCAATCGGCGTTTCAAGTTCGGCGCGAATGCCAAGCCATTCTTCTGCGGCCGTTAGCCAGCTGCCGAGGTATTCGCCGATGCCGCTGGCCACCGAACTCAGCGTCTGCGAAATCGAATTGAATACGCCGCTGACCGTTTCGCCTATAGCCTCCAGCGCCGGGCCGATGCCGGTGAACTCCACGAAGCCTGCTGCCAAGTCGCCGACGAACGTGGCCGCCTGAGAAAACGCCGTGCCAATGATGTTGGTCACGCGCGAAACGGTTTCGCCGATTGCACCAATGTTGTCGGCGATAACGCCCAGCGGGTTGAACGATTGAACGAACTCTGCCGCCGACACAGCGCCATCGACTAGGTATCGCACAACGTCCACGAAGGCTTCGTTGAACGAGTCGCCGACTACACCGAATGCCTGGGAGATTTCGCCAATTGGCGCAAGCAACGTTCCAAACACGCGGCCAACGCCACCAACAACCACGCCGACTGTTTCTAGGGCTGAACCAAGGCTGGAAAGCACAGGCTCCAGAACGTCGCCAATTGGCCCGACGATTGCATTGACGCCGCCCAAGAACTCGGCAGAACCTTGCGCGATGCCTTCGCCTAGACCCGCGAACGGCAGCAGGAGGTCCGTGGACAGTCCCTTAGACGCAACTCTAAGGGCATCCACGCCATCGCCAAAATCCTCAATTCGCCCTCGGTCGATGTCATTGAGAACTTTGCCGAATCGCTCTAGGTCACTCGCCGCTGGCCCGAGGTTTTTGAAGAATGGAAGCAAGGCAGCCCCGCTCTTGCCGAACAAGGCAACCGCCGCCGCCGTCCTCTGGGCAGGGTCTTGGATGGCCCCAAGGCGATCGCCAATCAGGCGGATCTGGTCTTGCTGGGAAAGGCCGTTGAGATCTTCGACCGAAACACCAAGGCGATCAAGTGCCGACTGTGCCGACTTGCTTTCCTCGTCGGCCCCGGCCAGCGTCTTTTGCAGGCGAGTCATGGAGCCGGCGAGGGTATCCACGGAAACGCCAGAGCGGTTTGCCGACTCTTCGAGAACCTGGATGAACTCAAACGAAACGCCAAGCTGGTCGGCGAGATTGCCCAACTGCTCAACGCGCTCGTCCAAGGCGAGCAGTCCGTTTGCTACAGCACTGGCACCGGCACCAAACGCAGCCACGGCAGCCAAGCCGGCAGTGAACGGGTTGATGAGCCCGGCGACTGAAGTGCCGATGCCAGCGAGCCCCTGCGTCAGCCCGCCAGAGAACACACGGCCCAGCCCTTCGCCGGCCGACGTGAGGCCAGAGAGCCGGCCAGCCACGTTGCCGATCGGGCCAGGGATCGCAGCGAGCGCACCGCTCAGCTCGTTGAACTTCAGCGTGCCGCCGTCGCCTGCCGCCTCCACCGAAGCGTCGTACTTATTGGCGGCGATCGTCGCCTTGGCAAAATCTGTGGCCGCCTTGTTGAGTGCGGAGCTGTACGTTTCTTGCGTGATGCGTCCAGCAGCCAGGTGGCCGCTGAGTTCCTGCACCTGCTGGTCGTATTTCTGCTGCGGGCTGAGGTTGGCCTGCGTGATCTGGGCGGCGCGGGCCAGAGCAGCGGCACGGTCTGTCTCGGCCTTGGCGGCGGCCTCGTTCTCTCCGCTGGCCTCTGCTGCCGCTCGGCTGTACGTCTCTTCGTTGATCGCACCAGTGGCGAGCAGTTGCCCGAGACGTTCAAGAGTTGCGGCCCGCCGCTCTTCGGCGGTCGCCACCTGCTCCGTGATCCGGGCACCTTCCGCAAACGCAGCGGCCTGCTGCTGGGCACTGCCGACGATCGCCTGGAGCTCGGCAGCGTATTGCTCCGCCGTTACTTGGCCTGTGCGTAGGGCACTGCCCAGAAAAGCAACGTCGGTGGCGACCTGCTGCTGGGCTGCCGAGGCTGCGGCGCTGGATGATGCGAACGTATCAAACAGCCTAGCGGCTTGGCCCGCCTGCTTGCCGAGGTTCTGCAGCTGGCGATCGACCTGCGACAGACCTTTGGTCATACCGCTGGCGTTCGCGCTGAACTGCACGCCGAGGCCGATAACGGTTGCCATTACTCACCGCCCAAGTCTTTCGCCAACTGTGCCAATGTTTCCGCGATCTGCATTTCGTGCTGAGGTGCCTTCACGACAGGCACGAAGTCCTCCGCCTTCGGCGTTCGCCCTCGAGGGCAGTACGGTGCAAGGCTCGCGCTGGCCATCAGGCCAGTTTGCCTCCACTCGTCAGGAAGCGGGTGGTAGTGCCGGTGGATCGCAACCCACTCAGCAAACTCCCGCGAATCCATCTGCTCGCAGAGCTGTCGCACCGTCATTTTCAAATAACCCGCCAGACGAAACAGAAACACGCGCGTCGGGCGGATGGCTAGTTTTTTGCGAGTTCCTCCACGTCTTTGTCGGTGAGGGCGTTGTGCTCCATGGCCTTGGCCCACACGCGAGCCATGACCTTCGCAGACTTTCTCGCCAGCTGATCGACTTCGGCATCAGAGAAGAGCCGCTCGCCCTTCTCGTCGCAGAGGCACTTCGCCAGAAACTTCGTGCGGAAGTTCTCGACGCCACGCTCTTTGTTCTTCACCCATTCGTTTTCGTAAGCGTCGCGCTCGCCGCAGGTCATGATGCGGATAAACACGGAGCCGCCCCACTCCTTCACCTTGAGCTCGAGCAGGCCCAGATCGTCCGCCGCCAGAATCTGTTCTTTGGTCAGTGCCATGGTTTAGTTGTCCAAGAGCTTCAGCGTGACGGTGTACCGGGTGACGCCGTTCACTTCAGACGCCACGCTGACTGACTCCCATACTGCCTGATTCGTCAAGGATTGCCCGCCGCCAGAAACGACAACCTGAGCGCGCACGCCGTAGTTGCCGACTGCCGTGTTGTTGCCGCCCAGGCACTCAACAGTTAGCGTGCCGGCTTCGTCGGTCCACGCGACGCTGCGGCCCTTGGGGGCGCCGCCGCCATACGTCCACGAAAGGTTCGTGATCTCCTGAAACGCAGTGCCGTTCCAGGTGACGCTGACGCCATGCGAGTAAATAGCCACGGAACCCTCCGTAGCGGCTTAGACTCGCGCAACGCGGAAGGTTGCCTGGCCTCGCGTCACGTCGTTCACCGTCAGCGTGACAGACGAGCTCTGCACCGTGGCTGCCGCCGAGAGCGACATACCGCCAGAGATGGCGAGCGTACCGCTCGCGCCGTCAGTGATTGGAGCAACGCCGATGTACTCGATGCTGACTTCGCGGCCCGTGTCGGACGCGGAGCCCTTAAGCGGACGGCTCATGGTCAGCACGCTATTGCCGGCCGTCAGCCCGAGGTGCGAAATGTCGATGTCATCGTCGCCGCCAACGTTGTTCATCGAGTAGGTGATGCTCGTCACCGTGTAGGTGGCGCCAGCAAACGAGAGCGACGTGCCTTGAGCGTGGGATGCCATGAGTTAGTTCTCCACCCAGAAAATGTCGTATTCCTGACGAACGCTGTATATCGAGGTTTCGGCTCCCTCTTGGTCGACGATGTCATCAGACTCGTCTTCCAAGGTGGCCTGCCGCACCACCGTATTGTCGATGGAGCCGGCATACCCATCCAGAACGCGGCGGCATTTGTCTGCTAGGTCGCGGGCCACGTTGTAGGTCGTGGCATAGATGTACAGTTCCATCGTTACCCGTGGCATGCCCGCCGGGCCGGTCATCGTGGGCACTCGCTCAATGCGAGCACGTCGCCAGATAATCAGCGGAAACTGGATCGGTGCTGGCCCCACGTGCCGCAGTGGGTAGATCCGCCCGTTGATGATCGCCTGCACGGCGGTATTGGCGACGAGCGCGTTTCGCAGCACTGCCTCTGGAGACTTGAGAGACATTAGCCAGCCCTCTGGGATGCACGGACCTGGCCGGCGAGCTCGCGGCCTGCTGCCTCTACGGCGTCGCTCATCTCACGAACCATCAGGGCTTCGACGCGGCCCCTCGTCTGCTCCCAAACCGTACGGATCGGCGGCCGCTTGTAGCTGCCGCCCGTGGGCATCTTGCCCGTGGAGACACGCAGGCCGTTGGCGGTCTTGCGGAATCGCTCCTTCGTGCCGAACTCCAGGAGCCCCTGGTGGTAGCCAAGCTTCTTGTCATCAAACGGCTCGTTCATTCGCCGCCCGGCCCGATAGCCGATGATGGCGATGCCGACGCCGCCACGCTCGCCACGGGTGTACGTCTTGCTTTTTACAGCGATCGCCCGCCGCAGGTTGCCGGTCGGCCCTCGTGGCGTATTAGTGCGAAGAGCCTGGAGCGTGCCACCCTGCTCGGCAGCGCGGCGAAGCCCTGCGGCCATGTGCTTGGCGGCCAGCGCCTTGGGCAGCTGCTTGAACCGCTCGCGCACCTCGTCCAGCCCAGGCACGTCGATCGTCACGTTGACGCCGGCCTGCGGCGAAGGGTTAGCCATCCCGCCGCTCCTGGCAGATAGCCTCGTGCTCTGAGCGGTTGCCGTGCTCGAGCAGGCTGACGATGTCGAGCGTGCGGGATCGCCACGAGAACCGCATCTGCTGCGTCAGGCCCGGCAGGTAACGCAGCCGCACACGGTGGCTGACGGTCGTTTCCTTTTGCCCTGCCGTCAGGGCCTCGCGGGCGCTCACGCCTTCGACGCTGGCCCACACCGCAGACGAGTCGGCCCACGCCAGCACCGTCTCGCCAAGGGCATTGGTCGTGCCGCTGGCGATCTGCACTGTCACGCGCTCGCGGAGTTTGCCGGGGTCGATCATCGGTAGCTGCCCCACTTCTGCGAGTCCAGAAGCGACTTCACGCCGAAGGGGATCTCGTTGCCGCTCATGGAGTCGGCCGCCATCCGGCGCTCGTACCAAATGCCCACCAGCATCAGCATGGCGTGCCGGATCGCCGCCGGCACACTCGTGCCGCTCGCGCCGTAGCCGGCCCACCAGGTGACGCTGATGGCGTTATCGTCCTGCAGGTGCGGCGGCCAGGTCTGGCCGTACAGCGTCTTCACCGTGCCCGGCACGCCGTCGCGGTCCACGCGGTAACTGGTCGTGGAGTAGGTAGACGTTGTGCCGTTCTCAAAGGTGAACGTCAGGGCCACCGCCGTGGTCGTGCCGGCCGTCGCCATCGGCGGGCGTGGCAGCTCGATGTCCATAGTGCCGTCTGGTGGGAAGCGATCGAACCTCATCACCCACTGCGTATGCACCAGCGTGCGGTCCAGATACTGCTCGCACCACTCGCGGGCCGCAGTGATGAGCGAGCCGATGTAGGCATCATCGGTGGCCGTATCAACCCGCAGGTGGGCCTTGGCCTCCGAGAGCGTCACAGGCTCAACGGCTGGGGCGGTCGCTCTGGTCAGGCTTCGATATTGCACGGCGGCGTTTCCTGGGTGTGGCGTCGGCCGTTTCGGCTTCGTGCTCGACGGCTGCCGTCTCGATCAGTTGGCCCTGCGTGTCCTCGACAGCCACGCGCTGGGCGAGCAGCTGCGTGGCCAAGCCGCCGGAGATGTCCACCACCTGGCCCTTGCGGTATGACCGCCACGCGCGGGTGAATGTGATTTTCGTCATTGAGGCACACTCCATGCAGTCTCGGGACGTTTGCTCGTGTTCGTGAAATCCGTAGTCCACTGGAAAACAGGCGTGCCAAGGTTCTTGCCCGGCCACGTCACGACGTACTCGCCATGGCCAAGAACCACGCGGGGCGTGACGAAGACACGATTCCCGCTCTCGCGCCAGTTGCGCCAGAAGTAGATGTCGGGATCGACCCGGCCTTCGTTCCACGAGCCGTCTGGGCCGGGCTTGCTCCAGAACCACGGTTTTTTCGCACGCTTCAGGGCGGCCGTGGAGATCACCGTGAGCCCGAAGTGCGCCGTGTCCACTTCCTGCACAGGCTCGGCGAACCACGACGCAGGCAGGCTTGTGGTGCCGTCAGGCGGCGGATTGTCCAACGTGCCCTTCAGCGTGAGCATCGGGCGGCCGTCTTCACGCTTCGTCTGCAGCCCCGTGATGGCGTCACACTGGAACGTCATCGCCATGGCGAAAAGGTGCTCAACGTCTTCCTTCGTGAAAAACGTGTCGTAGTCGATGGTCAGCAGGTACTCGGCCTTGTCGATGAATTGCTCCATCACCCGCGTGTTGACTTGGTCGCATTTGTCCTAGGGTTGAGCCCCCTGGCATTTAGCCAGAGGGCTCAACCCCAGAATGCGCCGGTCCCCATAGTCGGGCGAATCCCCAGAGGCATGAGCGCCTGAGCCCATGCGAAGTGGTTCGCGGTGAAACTTAGCCGAGGCATCGACAGGATTGCCTCAACTCTGATGTCGGCCTCGGTGCCACCTACTCGCACGATCATGCGTGACTCCAAAAGAGAGCGGGCCGCCCCGTTGTGGAGCGGCCCGCCCAGTTTGCACTTCACGTCAAGCCGTCAGGCTCACGCACCCACGAGGCCGATGATCGGGCCGGCGACGCTCGAGGAGCCGAGGTTGGCGTGCGTGATCGCCACGCGAGCCACCGCACGGATCACGGTCTGGTCCGACAGGAAATTCACCTGATCGCTGGACGCGATCTCGATGGCCTGGCGGATGCCGTAGTAGGAGCTGTTGGCCATGTTGCCGTACAGCGCCATGATGGCACCCGTGGAATCCGCACCGCTCGGGAGCCGGTCGGTGAGAACCACCTCCGAGCCGAGGAACGTCGGACCCATGCCCTGCGACAGGCCCACCGACCCGCCCTGGGCGAGGTCGAGATTCTGCATGCAGGTAGCGAAGAAGAACGGCGAGCAGAACCACTTGGCACCCTGGCGCGAATGCTGCGGAACCGCAGCCATCATCGCCAGCAGGTTGGCCTTCGTCACCTCGTCAGGCGTGTCGCCAGCAGCCGTCACGAGCGACGCCGCATAGGTGGCACCAGACGAAGCGAGCAGGCCGCCCGTGTGGCTGGTCACAAGACCGGCCACGGCAGGGGCGTTGCTCGGGTTGCCGCTCCACGCAGCCGCTTCCACGGCGTTGCTGAGCGTCAGGGCGAGCTCGGCAGCGATCCAGTCGGCGATCGACACGATGGAGTCCTGCAGGAGCTCCGACGCGATGACCACCGCACCCGTCACCTTCTTCGCCGTCAGCGTAACCTGATTAGAGGTCGGGTCGCTGGCAGTGATGGCCGAGTTCTCGTCGATCCAGTAGGCCGTCGCACCGGCAGTCCGACGCGGGAACAGGAGCACGTCGCTCGGCATCACCACGTTGGTGGCGTTCTGAGCGAAGGCGGAATACTGATCGACCAGGCGGATGACGGTCGAGGAGAGCACGTCAGGCACGAAGGCCGCACCGGTCGTGGAACCGGTCGAACCCTGGGCACGAGCCTCAACGCCGTGGTCTTGGCACCACCGCTTGGCCTCGGCGTCACCGCCCTTGGCCTTGAACCACATGCCGACCGAGTAGGCGTCCTTCGCGTTCTCAAACGCACGGAGCCGGCCCGAGAACGGAACCGCCTCGACGCGGACCTTCTCACTCCGCTCTTCCTTCACCTCGGGAGCCGGCGAGCAACGCTCGACCACGCTGCGGAGATTCTTGGCCGACTCGACCACCTTCTTCTCGAAGTCGATCTTGGCGGTGAGTTCGTCGGCACGCTTGTTGAGGTCGATGAGCTCGACATCGCGGGCGGTCGTGTCTTCGGCCTCGATCGCACGCACGGCGTCGATCCGGTTGGCAAGGGTTGCCGCCTCGTCCTGAAGCTTCTTGAGATTGTCCATGTTCGGTGAGACTCCTGCGGCGGTATTGCCGATGGAGTCCACCTTGCCACTATCGCGTGGCTCTCTTGCAGAACCGCACTTCAGAAAGTGTTGTTTTTACAAACGCCACGGCGCGAGCACCGCAGCGTGGGCAACGCAGATAGCGCTGCCGTTCGTCACCGCATGGACGGCTGGAGCGGCACCGGAGTTTCTCGCCGCACGTGCAGCGTGCTTCAGACACGGCGCAACCTCAGAGCCCACGCCGCTGCGGCGTCACGGACCAGGGAACGCATGGCCTTCTTCACTTCGGGCTCGGCATCCGCATCGGCCTCGACTGCGGCAGCCTGCTCTGCCAGCCACGCCTCATAGGACCGCCGGGACACCACCGCAGTCGTAGCACTGCCGTAGGCCGGCACGTTGACCGGGCCAACTTCGTACAGGCCCGAAGCCTCCACGATCTCGCGGATGGCCTTGCCTGATTCGTCGGTCGTGTAGCGTTCCCCACGCTGGCTCACAGTGAACGCGAAGGAGCTGCCAGTGAGCAGGCGAGCACGCACCAGGGCCAGCACGTCACGGCCCGCCGAGGTATCCGGCGGCTCCACGACATACGAAATGCCACGATCGTCAGCGATGATTTCGAGCGTGCCAGCCGACTCCCGGCCCAGCAGCATATCGCTGTTGTGGTTGTAGTAGCTCAGGATCTCGCCCTTGCCCCGCTGGCGGTTCAGCACCTTATCAAAGGCACCAGGCAGGATTCGCTCCCGAAAGCCACCGAGGTCGAGGGATAGCCGGTTGTATGGCACCGCCAGCCCCCGGATCGCTTC